CTACCCCTTAATCCATTCTATTATTTTTTTTATTTTTAAATCTTCCAGTCCATCCATAATAAATCTTCTTACACTATGTCTATAATCCTTATGAATTTCGTAGAAATTACCTATGACCTTTTCAGATGCTACTGATATAAAACCAGCCCTTATTATTTTATTAAACTCACTCTCTCTTAATTTATCAACATGGCGCGAAAACGATATATGCTCAATTTTTAAATCTCTAAAATTACCCGCCCTATAAAAACAAGAAAGAAAACTCTTTAGGTCTTCATTAACCTTATCATCGTCAGCTTTTATTCTATGATTAAATATAGATATCGATTCTGATAAATCATTCATCTCACAGTTTCGCTGATCAAAATAGGCATCTGTTATATTTGAGTTCTTTACATTTTTATTATGGCAATGATAAAATTTGCAAAATTCAAATCTAGCACCAGAAAAATTAGAATTCAAGAACTTATTATAATTCTGAAACTGGCTATATCTAACATTGAGATCGGAAAAATCAATATAATGGACATCTCCATTAATAAACAATTTGCTTATATTTTTATTATCACTATATATAAATTTAATTAACTCTGTAAAATTTGAAGGTGAGTTTTTATTTATAACGTATATAACAAACATTACCTTCTCTATAGCTTTAACATTTTCATTAACTCTTGTTTTTTCATAATGCTCGTTATTTTCTACTATATTGCTTTTTAAAGAATTTATCATTTTCTTTAAATTTTCTTTATAATTATCGCTATGCTCAACAAAGAAAGATATATCATTAATTTCCTTTGACTCATTATTAATTCTATTTATTAACCTAACAAATGTTTCATTTGCAATTCCATTTAAGAAGAAAGAATATAACTCCAATGTAATGAAATATAATTTCAAAAAACTGTATCTTAAACTTATACGTTCTTTATCAGAAATTAATAGAGGGTTTTTCTTAACTTGAGATACATACTCATCAACATTTTTGTCATAACTTAATTCTATTGTTTGTTTGAAATCATTAATAGGCCAAGAATCATGAAAATCAGAACATAAATCCATGAATGTTTTTACCATGGACTCTACGCTTTCATTTAAATTATGCCTTGTTTTTTCTCTTCTAAAAATAGAATATATTAAATAATCATTGAGCTTATTTAGTGATGGATATGGTGTTATTTCTTCTATTAGATCAAAATTTAAATTTTCATCACCATCAGATAACCCATCTTCATACATAGTGGATATAACATCTACAAAAAATGGTACTACCCTCTGTTCTTCTAATAACGAAGAATCTTCTATTTTTGAAGATACCACGCTGACAATTCGCTCAGAATTAGGGTATTTATTAAATCGTTGTGATAAATAATTTTTACAATTCTTAATATTAAACCCAAGAAGTGTTAGTTTATTAATATTTAACTCATCAAGTAATTCATTAGAAAATCCAATATCCTCTCTAGATGTCATTATAAAATAACTGTCACCTAATTCTGAATTAAATCCAGCGATAGATTTCAAAAATGAATTCAAATTAAAACTCTCATTAAAAACAGAATCCAATTCATCTAATCCATCAATTATAGTTATTATTTTTCCAGACAGTATACATGCATTAAATGTATTTTCATCAAAGACATTTTCATTTTCAAGATACTTTGATTCCATTTGATACAAGTCATACAAACTACTTATTTTTGTATGAAATGAGGTATTTCCATTTGCAAGATTTTTTATATCCTCAGAACTTATAAAAATAATTAAATAACTTGGGTAAAGCGTTCTTAATTTATTCGCTAATGAGTGACATAACGATGTTTTCCCTATTCCACCAGACCCGATGATTAAATTTATAGAGTCCCCATTTTTTTTTATTGTTATCCATATTAGATAAATAAGTTACAGCATTATCATACAACTTTCCGTTATTATCTTTAATTTCTTGAATTGTATAAAAATCAATTACATTTGGTATTGGGAAATGTTTAACTTCTGTACTAACACAAAAATTCCATATATAATCATCATATTTTCTCATTTTTTATATTAAATTTTTTGTATTATTGATAAGTCTTTTATTAAAGAATGACTTAATATAAGTATATTTACCTTTTCATCAATGCCATTGTCGCGTAAAAAATAAAACAAGCTCCTCAATGTCTGTGCAATAATAATATGAGGATGAAGTGTTACAACAAATGAATCGGCTCCCATTAAATTAACTATTTTCCAAACATCATATTTAATTCTATTTTCCTTTGAAAAATCTTTTACAGAAAATACTTTCTCCTTGTTCTTGTGATGTAATCCCACTAATTCGCTAGTCTTAGTAAACTCTATATTTAGTTGTTTCTTTTTTTTTCTGGCCTTTTAATTAACTTATCCCCTTTTAAGGTTTTTTTTAATTCACATATACTTTCGTGATATTTTTCATCATCTAAAAACCTAATATTTATGTGTCCCTGTAAATAATTTGGCTCAGAGTCGGGCTCCCTTAAAATTAAAATTATTTTTGTTTTATGACTATTTTCTAAATTTTTTCCAATGAGCTACTGCACTTAAGTATGTTTCAATTCCTACACCACCACGTCGATCATCCGCCTTTTCTTTATATTGCTTTGTTCCGACGACTACAATATAATCCGAATCAAAAACAGCCTGCTCCATAAATTTATTCTTATCCGTGAAACTATCTAAATCATACCCATCCCAAATAACATGAAAATTTTCATCAGACTCCAATGAATCGGCGAGTTTTCTGACCCAATCTCTATGCTCACCACTATCCCAACTATAGGATATAAATACGCGACACTTGTTATCACTCATAGAATTTTCCTCTAATATAAATTAACCAATATTAATTAGAGAATGTAACATGCAATAAAAAATAATGTAACTGAATTTATCAAGTACAGTAATAATAATCTGCAAACAATATCATGCATCGATACCTCTCAAAATGTAGCATTTTTACTTGTAATACACTGATTTTAAATCTAGAAAGTACTCTGGCTTCCAAACTATTTAATGCTAAAACCACCTTGGTACTGTAACTACACCTTCAGTTATAAGAAGACTAAACATCCTAACCCTTATTACTTTTCGTCCGATAAAGCACTACCATAAAAACATTTTAAAAGCTATAATAAATCGTACAAATAGCCAGAGCACATTAAAAATAGCGTATAAACAATAAATAAAAAACACCACGAAAAATCTCACTGAAAAACCGATATATTTCATACCAAAAAATAATAATATCACTCACGATAGATCTCGTTCTATCACCCGCACCAACCCGCGATAATCCAGCGGTGCCACACCGGCATCGATGCGAATTTTTGTGGTCACGCCGTCTGAGGTAAATCCCTCCTGCTGGTCGATATACGGGGTGTCGATACCATTCAGATAAGCCACTTCGATGGTATCACTGCCCTGACGTGCCGCCATATACCAGCCTTTTTCGCTGGCATCGTCGAGGCGCGGTTCAACAATAATATCTGCGATATTGCGGACCGGGTTCATAATGTTGGCGTTAACATCTGCCCCTTTCACACTGCCGGAGCCGATCACCTGAATTGCCTGAGTCTCCAGTGCCGTAGGGACAAGCATAAATGCCGGGCGGATATTAAGTGAACGCTCACCTTCTTTTTGCTGGCGCATCAGAGTGCGGCCTTTGCTGATGGTGTCCACATCCATGCCGCCGGTCAGTGTATTTTTGCGGTCACTGCCAAACAGCGCCTTGCCATCACTCAGTTTTCCATTCTCAGTCAGAACGGCATAAACCAGGTCAGCAATCGTGGCTTTGGCTGCGCGTCCGAGTTTTACCGGGATATCAGTCAGGGCATTCATATCATCATTGATGATCGCCTGGCGGGTAATGCTGAACAACTCCCCGTAGGTTGCCAGCGCAATGGTTTCCCCTTTATCCCCGATGGTGACATATTTATATTCCGCACCTTCACGCACCCGGCGCAGTGACGGAAACCCACCCAGACCAACGCGGTGTGCGGTTTTAAAATCGCTGAGCTGACCTTTTTTCGTCCATTTTTCAAATGTTTCTTCCGCCTCTTCCCATCCGGTAATGAGCGATTTATACGCCACATCTGTCAGGATATTGCCAAAGTCCGAGGTGCTGTGCGTGAATGCCATGCCGACCATCTGCATCGGATTCAGAGTGCTGATACCGATACCACGTTCAGTCAATGACATGCGCGCCAGTTCACGCAGAGTCATGCTGTTGTAGACATTATCCGCCTGAGTTTCTTCATGTCCGGCGCGGGTCATTATTGAGGCGCGGATACCGTCACCGGTGAAATTGCCGTTCCCCGCATGGATATGTGCATTATTTTTATTGGACGGTGTAGATTCTGCACCTAATGTCTCCAGCAGCTTTACGCGGGCAGTTTCCGGAGAGCACTGCGTATCTGTCACACATGCCATCATCAGTTCGTTATATTGACTGCCGAACAGGGCAAACACATCTTTGATACTGTTCAGGCGGGTCTGCTCCTCTGTGCGGATCTGGTTACGTATTGCGGTATCATCCTCCGTAGTTACAGACGGAATGACCGCCGCCGGTGCAATATTTTTGGGTGAGATCCGATTTTTCAAATCTTGCGGCATAGCAATAAAATCCTCAGTGCGTTTGGACGTGATACGAGCCATCGCCTGCACCGGGTCAGTAACCTGATCAGCGAAACCGAGAGACAAACATTCGTCGCCGTTCATCCAGGTTTCACTCTCTAACATGGCGGCAATTTCCTCCGCCGGTTTTCCGGTTTTGGCGACATACGCCGGGATCAGAACGTTTTCCACTTTATCCAGCAGGTCGGCGTAATCCCGTATTTCATCTGCGTTTCCGGCGGCACCACCCCATGGCTTGTGGATCATCATCATGGCGTTTTCCGGCATGATGACCGTGTCACCCGCCATGGCGATAACGGAAGCCATTGATGCCGCCAGTCCGTCGATATATACCGTGATTTTCGCGTCATGCCCTTTCAGCTGGTTATAAATGGCGATGCCGTCAAATACATCTCCGCCGGGTGAGTGAATATGCAGATGGATGTCACGAAGTGCCCCCAGCGCCAACAGCTCTTTCGAGAACTGTTTTGCAGTGATCCCCCAACTGCCAATCTCATCATAGATATAAATATTCGCTGATTTTGTTCCCGCTTTCGCTTTCATACGAAACCAGCTGTTAACCGGTGCACTGGCTTTCGGGCTAATCATCTTCTTTCGCGGATTTTTCATCGTCAGCCGCTCCTTTGTCATTTGCAGGATCGGTATCAAATACCAGATCCAGTTTTCTGTTTTCATCAATTTCCGCTTTGCGGCGGCGTTTTATATCAGCAGGACTCGAGCTTCTCGCTCTCACCCATTCACCTTCCGTTGCCGCGCCACCGCGCAGCAGAACCTGCCAGGCTTTAGCCTCTTTCAGCGGATCAATCCACGGCATGACCGGACCACTGTAAATAGCATTCATCAACGATGCAGGATCGACATCCGGCGGAACCACAATTGCGCCTTCCGCTACGGCTATTTTTAACCAGCGGCGGTACATCGGGCGGGTGACTGCCGCCACAAAAGCGTCCTGAAGAATGCCGTATCCCTCAAAGGATTCGACCAGTTCCTGACGCTGCGCACTGTACGTCCCGTTATAGTCACGGGAGATACTGGAATAGCTTCCCCGGCTGCCGGCGGCGACAGCGCGGAGTTGTCCGTTACGGAACGATTGCAGATTCGGGTTCGGACGATCAGATTTGACCATGCCGATTTCCTCTCCCGGCGCTAAATCATCAAAGACAATGCCCGGTTCAATATTCAGCTCCCGTTCGTCAGGCACATCTTCTGAAACGTAATTAGCCGCATCCCCTTTTTTGATATACATGCCGAGGGAAGCGGCGATACGGGCGGCGGTAAGTTCGGCATCTTCATAGTCTTTCAGGGCGCTGAGGCGGATGAGGATGCCGGACAGCAGACTGTTACCGCGCAGCTGATGCAGACGGCGGGTAAATTTCAGGTGCAGCATGTTTTCCGCTGTAATCGTTTTCAGATCCTGCGACTGGAACAGTGCTGACGGCATATTTTTGTACACGTTGTAGCTGACCGGACGCCCCCACTCACTGAGTTTTATGCCCTGACAGATATTGCTGCCGGGTACATCCTGCTCCAGCGGGACAAAGTCAGGCTCCAGCGCTTCTATCCAGAAATGCACGCCGCGTTTTCTTTCCAGACCTTTGGCGCGTCCGGCAACCATCTGCCCGAATACTTCACCATCACGCAGCCAGGTGCGTGCCATCAGGCGCTCAAGGACTGGCCGCGTATACTGTCCGGTGACATCCGGGCTGACCGACCATTCCGCCCAGGCTGTCCGAATTTGTTTTGCCAGGTCATCCGCCAGCTCCCCGCCGCGCAGCAGAGGCTGCGGTTCAACAATGATGCCTTTCGCACCTATCACCCGCTCTTCCAGCTTGTCCAGCAGACCGATCACCAAGTCGTGATTATCATCCAGAAACCGTGCCTGCTCCCGCAGTGACCGCCCGCCTAATCTCACTAGTTGATTGGCATTGCGGGATTCCCGCCGTGCGCGGTGAGTGCGGGTCGGTATCGCTGCCTCATACGCTTTGATTTGCAGACGTGAGCGCATCCGTGCCACCTGCCAGCCGGGCGAAACCAGACCGATGACATTATCAATCAGGCTCACCGCCGGAACCTCACCAGTCTGTAACCCGGCTTCCCGGCGCGGGATGCCATCAGATTACTGCGCCGTTTCTCCCAGAATTCGCGCCCTTTGCGGATTTCGCTCAGGCTCTCCATCGACATAGACTGGCCGTTCATCATGACGCTTTTACCCTGTAATACCGCGCACTCTGCCTCCATGTACTGCCGGATCATGTCGTCAATTTCCGCAATAGTCATATCCAGCCACCTCCTGATGGTGAAACCGGCACCCACGCCGAAGCCGCCTTACGCTTTTTCGGCTTATCCGGTTTAGCGGGTACTGTTGATGAGATAATAGTGGTGTCAGCGAGGGATGTGGTATTTTCCGGCGGGAGATCAGGCAGCCGCGCCCAGGGCGGCGGTTTCTCCCATTTGATTTTTTCATACCCTTTCAGAATAACCAGCGCATGGGTGTAGACCATCAGGTCAAAGGCTTCATTTGCACCTCTGCCGGGCGGCTCCCATTTTCCGTTAATGCCCCGCTCTTCGTAAGTCAGTTCGTCATAAAATGAATCATCCAGCCAGTCCGGAAAATGGACATAGTTCGGTCCTGGCGTATCACGGCTCAGTACGGCGGCAATCCTGTCTTTCAGATTATCCGTCTGCAACAGGTACAACGGCACATCTCCGGTCGCTTTTGCGTGACGATCAGAGCGCCCGGTATTGTCAGGATAGGATTTGGTAATAAGTTTTGATCCGCCCCTGCGGCTGCCGCCCTTGAACAGAAACACCTTGCGGCTGAGACCCTCACGGCGGCACTCACGCCAGAATGAATAAGCATTGTCGGTCACACCGGGTTCTCCGCCTGAATCAACACCCAGCGCCATAATGCCCATCCGGATCGCCGGATGCGCCCGCAGGGGATAGGTTTTCTCCAGCACATCCGAAATGAGAAGTTTCCAGTCCTCGCGGTATGATCCGGGATGGATCCTGACACATTCGCCGCGTTCATCTGTCCGCAGTGATTGCGTGATATCAAACCGATCCACAATCCAGCGCTCACCCTTTTCACCGTATCCGGTGACCTGAACGACAAACCGGCGTTTTTTGCCGCCCTGCACATCCACTGCCGCCACCAGAAAACGGACGCCTTCCGGCACACAACGCACACCGAGATCTTCTGTTCTCGCCAGCAATTCTTCTGCCTGGCGCTGCTCCTGTGAATGTTTCGGCCGGTACGGCAACCCCCAGTCCGTGTTGATCACCGTTTTCAGCGTTTCCTCGCTCAGGGTAAGTTCGTATTCCTGTTCGGCGGTCAGGTATTTGTAAACCAATTGGGACAGCGTCTGATAGGCAGCTGCCGGACCTTCCATCCAGAACGACGCCACCCGTGAGCGCCGCCCGTCTCCGGTGACAGTGCCATTTTTATCAATCACCTGACCATCTGCCAGCCAGACACCGAGATTATTCAGTTTTCGTTTTTCACTGCCCGCTATATGACCACGGCAATGCGGACACTCAATGTAAGCGGCTTCACTCGCTGCGACCGGATCAGGGTCGTCCCGGTGACCGGCAACGGCATCAAAAGCAGGCTGAAAATAGTCTCCGCAGTGCGGACACGGCCAGTACCAGCGCTGGCGGTTGCCCCGGTTGTACAGTGACAGAATACCGGTGGTCGGCGGAGCTTCGTGGGGAGAGGAAGGCGTCCATTTCGGATCAATAATTTCCCGTCCGGGTGAACTTTCCACCAGCGTCATTCCGGCTGACATAAAGGTGGTGGTACGTTTGGACGCAAGGGAAAAAGCATCGCCCTCTCCGTCGATATCTTCCGGGAAACGGTCGTAGTCGGTCAGTGCCACAAAACGGTAATCGGAGGACGACATAATATTGACTGATGGCCAGCCGATTTTCAGGTAATTACCGGCGCGGAATGTTTTGTCGTGAACGTTGTTGTCGTTGGTACGCGGACTCAGCCGTTTCGCGACTTCCGGGCTGACGCGAAATGTCCGGTCAAGCCGCTTTTTAGAGTGTTCGCGGGCTTTATCTTCGGTCATCTGAATAAGCAGGAAATCTGCCGGATCACATACAATCGTGTACACAATCCAGCCATCGACAAGCCCCAGCGATTTACCGGTTCGTGCCGGACCGACAAATATCACTGCATCGTACTGACGGGATGTCAGGCAGTTCATCGGCTCTATAATGTAGGGCGTCAGAGTATCTTCCCACGGCATGGCACTGCCACTGCCCATCGGCACCCGCATGTATTTTTTTACTGCCGCCGCAACCGGTATCCGGCGCGGAGGTCTTAACAGAACGGAAACGTCACGGCGTATTTGTGCCGCTGATGCATAGCCTGAACTCATTCCTGAGTATCCTCCGCATTTTCCACTTCCGCCGCCAGCAAATCACGGAGTTCATCCACCACATCCTGCGCCAGCAAAATGTGCTCAGGTCGCCAGCCGTGGTCACGCTCCAGCCGATCAGGCCAGGTATCCAGCACCTGTGCCACTGCTTTAATAATGGTTGCCATTTCACGATGAGATTCTTCCGCCGGGATCAGCTGGCGCAGAGAGGTTTCAAGCTTGATTCGTTCGTTTTCAGACTGGAACCAGTCTTTGCGGTCTTTCGGGGACATCTGATCCGGGTCCTGAATGCCGCCGGAGTCTTTCTCTGCATCAGCACTGAAGATTACCGGACCGATGCTGCGGAGCGCATAAACCGGATTACCGCGCACCGTTCCGGCTATCGCCACATTTGCATCGAGCAGGCGCTTTTTGACTGTCCCCCGGTTCAGCCCGAATGCTTCAGCAATCTTTGCAACACTCCAGTGATACGCGTCCCCCAGATTGCTGATATTAGACATTGTCACCTCACACTGTCAGGTGGTTTCCTTATTTATTGATTAAAATCAGACGGATAAACAACACTGAGGTGACAGTCCAAAACGGGTTTTGTCACCTGAATAGTGTATTTTCAAAGAAATATCAGAGAGTTAGCAGACCTGCTGCTGACAGCATGGAAATTAGAAAACGAGCCGTTTCCCGCGTGGTCGCCGCCCCGTGGTTAGGGTACCCCTCCGGGAGTACCTTTCCATAAATACATATATAAACAATTAGTTATAAGGTTCATGGTGTTTTCTCTCTGCCAATTAAAAAGCCCACTCATTGAGTGGGCTTTTTAATGAAAAATTAACTTACTGTGGATAATTTAAAATATTATCTTGAACAGTAATCGATAGTCATCTCCTTTGGTGCAGCAGTTACATAAAACTTCCCAGTTTTCCCAGTTGCTTTAATCGCATTTCTAAGTCTGGTTGAAACATAGTTTATTGCGCCTTTCGCCCCCGATTGAATATCATCAACATCCATTTCTACATCAGGCACTTCTATAATTCCGAGATAAGTGTTACTTGGCAAGCCTAAACCAGAGCGATCTGATGATGTTTGAAAATTCATATCAGTTAATGTTCTTTCCATCACTCTGTATTCTGGAGTTTTACAATAATTAAGATCAAATGTTACTAAGACTGAAAAATCCATACACCCTCCAAATATATTAATAAAAAACTATATATCGGAAAAATATTTTATAACTTTACTAATAACTATATTTAGCTACCAATGATAGACTTCCCTCGTAAATTGGTACTAATTTTTGGATGTATTGCCTCTTCATTCTCAATCTCCCGTATTGCCCCCTTATCATGATTGAAGCTTCCCGTTTTGTTCAGTGCCTGCTTTCCAGACATCCATCAACTGCCCGTTAGCTTTACCCAATCACACCAGCGGAGGCTTTGCAGGTTGCTCTCTGCATCGGTTCCCCCATGTGCTTTCGGGGTGATGTGGTCCACTGTCTTGGCTTCAGTTGCACGACCGTTACGCAGACACTCCTGGCACAGATGCTTATCTCTGCTCAGTATCACCGCGCGCAGCCTGTCCCACTTGGTACCGTACCCGCGCTCATGGCGGCTCTTACCCTGCTGATGGTTCTCCCACCCTGTATTGATGTGCTCATCACAGTAACCACTGCGATCCGTTGTTGTCTTTGCGCAGCCACGTTTGCGGCAGGCGCGGGGGATGCGTGGTGGCATAAGGTTTCTCCAATTAAAAAGCCCACTCGCTGAGCAGGCTTTGTGATTGATTACTTCCTCCGCTCATCAAGGCGTCTCTGTAAGCGGGCATTAAACTCCTACGCCTGCTTGATGATGCGCTCTGCTTCTTTTACGTGTTTACGGTAGACCAGCGCACCGGCAACAAAGCTAGCCACTGCTGTGAGGATAGGGATGATGATTTCAAACACGTTGTCTCCTGTATTAAAAAACCCCGCTAATTAGCAGGGTTTGATGTCACTAAAATGGTATAGTGTCCGTGATTTTTAGATACAGCAATCACTCATAGCTGACACTAAATTCTAGAAGGTTACTTTCACTAGCTTCAATAAACCTTATTGAATAATTACTTCTTGTTATTATGCACTCTTCTTTCGGGCGATTATTTATGAATGAACAAACTATTTTATCATTACCAACATGAATATAATAATTAATATGTTTATCATATTTAACAAGGTCAAAAAAAAACAGAATCATCTGTCAATTTTATTTTTCTATTACCACCCAATGAAACACTTCCATTGTAGTTATCTTTACTGCTTATCAATGCCTTACCTTCACCGTAAACATCACCCATATCTTTGTTTTTATTTTTATTATCAAAACCATCCCCCACTGTATTACCAATACTATTATTAGTAATATTGACAACCTCTGAAATAATATTACTACCGTTATTTGTGCTATTTGAATGTTGATTATTTTTTGTTGAAACCGTAACCGAATCGACACCAAGTAGTGACTTAGTATTTATCTTGACAAGATTAAAATCAAACACGGCACCAAAAGATATGATAAGAATCAATACTATAATACCTTTTATTATCTTCGGATTTATTTTTTTATTTTTATTGTCTTTTTTATTATTACTAATGTTACACATAATATCTCACCATCATTAGTTAGATTTAGTGACGATATATTACTATTTTCAATAACAAATACAATTCTCATAGTCAATTTCATTCATAGGCATGGTGCCAAAATAGATTGTCATTTATTTTATTAATATCCATCAACTGCCCATTCGCCTTATCTAGCGCGGTCAGCAGCGGTTCTATCCACTCAACCGCCTGGCAATATGTCAGTCGGCGGGTGGTAGTGGAACCAACACCGGTTGTGTAAGTGAAGCCGGGAGCGGAACGCATTGCTGATTCACGGATGGCGTGGACGTGGCTGAGCAGCCCATCAGAAATAGGCTGAGGAATATACAGATTACAGGTCGGCTCTTTCCGGATGATTGTGCGGTATTCAATCTGCATCTCCTGTGATTGCGCCTCGGCGCGCATATTACGGTTGGCGTTCGCCGCGGCCACGCGGTCAAAGATATCGATGCTAGTGTAAGCGTTATCAATCACCTTTTGCTGGTCAGTGATAACCTTATCTTTGTACTGCCCTTCCGATTGCCCGGCTGACAGCAGACTGAACATCCAAAGCCCGAAGAACACCACAGCCCACAGCCAGCCATTGAGTAAGACTGAAAATACATTCTTCATGGTGCTTCACACTCGTAATGAACTACCTCAGCCTGCGGATGTCCCGGCAGCGGCTTACAGTAATTCGGAAGTGAATACAGATAACAGCCAACCAGAAGACTGGCGGTGAGTAAGATAATAGCTAGAATAATCAGTGCGATAGGATTCCACGGCATACCGCATTCTCCGTTTCGCGCCGGTTAATAAGCCCCTGCCATTGTTTACCACCGGCGAATGTCCAGCGCTTCATTTCGTCACAGGCTCCTGTAATATCCCCGGCATTCAGCTTGCGCAGCATGGCGGAGCGGGAGAACGCACCTGTCCCGATGTTGTAAACAAAAGAATAAATAGCCGCACGGGTATTATCATCAACCGGCACCGTTATCATCGGGTCAACGGCGCGGCGAACTTTTGTAAGATCCTCATGCAGTAAATTCAGGCATTCCATTTTTGTGTACGTCTTACCGGGCTGAATATCGTTTCCGGTATATCCGTAACAAACCGTAAGGACACCGGCTACATCCTTATAAGGTGTATATTTCACGCCCTCTAATGTCTGGATCATAAAAAAGGCTGCGGTGACAGCGCCACCAACAGCCAACAATATTATTTTACGGACCATATTATTTTTTATGATGTTTTCCTTTTGTTCTGAGCAAATGATCTTTGCGCTTGTAATACCAGTTCACTAAAAAAAGTACCGACAGTACAGATAATCCCAACGATCACTGCCCATTGATCTAAAGACAGCACGCCGAGTACAGATGTAATTAATCCCCATGTATAAGCCGTGGGGCTGGAATATTTATCAGGCATGTGTATACCCACAAATTAAAGTGTATTTTGCATATTGATAAAAGAGATACTGAAATATAGATATTTTGCTCTGACGGAACCTTTATAACTAATGACATTTAGTTGTCCGAAATAGCCAACTATGTAATACTTATCTTAAATTACATAACATTATATAAAAGGAATCTCATGTCTTCGGATAACCCAAATCCACTACGTCAAAAATCATTTAAATTCATTATGGCGGGTATGATAGTTTTTGTAACAGCTATGTTCAGATTATTCGGACACAATGACTTGCTGTTAGGATCGATTGAAAGCTTAATAGCAATCGGACTTATCATTTTTGGTTTTAAATTACAAAAAAATGAAAAAAACAAGTAGTTTTCGTTCCTGAAACTTCGGAAGTCAAAGTGACAATATTTCAGCTTTAGTCTGCTCAAAGCGCTCTTTTTCCAGCTCCACACCAAGCACCCTGCGGTTATTTTTTAGCGCCGCTTTTATTGTCGCACCTGATCCCATAAAAAAATCAGCAACCAAATCACCTTCGCGGCTGCTGGTTTTAATAATGTGCTCCATCATATCAGCCGGTTTTTCACAGGGATGCTTTCCGGCATAAAACGGAACCGGCGGGAATGTCCATACATCGATATAAGGCACATCAACTGAAACGGAAAAATAACGGCGGAGTAACTGGTGTTGTTCAGATTGCTCATGAAACTTATTTCTCAGTTCATCCTGTTCACGAACTAATTCAGCATACTCCCGGTTCAGTAAATTAGTCAGTTGGCGTTCATCTGCTACTCGCTGAAAAAGTACCTGTAATTTTCGGTAATCACCAATAGCAGGCAATTGCCACTGACTGTATCCGAACCAGTGTGATGACATCTGTTTGCCGGTTGCCCGGTGAATATCTTTTATGCTGATATTCAGCGCATCACGCGCCTGCCGGAAATAATCAATCAACGGGGTAAATACACTTTTTTTCAAATCATTCTGCCGCTGGTGATATTCGCTGCACTTACCTTTAACCGGTCCACGATAATGCTCCGCAAATAAAACCCGCTCCGTAGAAGGAAAGTAACTGCGCAATTTATCCTTACCCTGTCGTTGCCACCGTCCGGAAGGTTTTGCCCATATAATATGGTTCAGAACATTAAACCGCTCACGCAGCAACAACTCAGTATCGGCTGCCAGCCGGGAACCACAAAACAGGTACAGGCTGCCATTGGGTTTCAGTACCCGCCAGAATTCAGCCACCATTTCATCCAGCCATGAGAGATAAGCAGAAACATCTGTCCACTGATTATCCCAGGCACAGCTTTTCACCTGAAAATAAGGCGGGTCTGTGGCAATTAAATCAATGTAATTATCGGGAAGTGTTTTGATATAGCAGAGGGAATCGTCGTTGATTAAAAACGGTACATTTGATACAGATATTTCATCCATAAATAAGGATAACCTTATATTTTTATTGTTTACATATATATCATGATTGATTTCAGAAAGGACATCATCCTATTGAATTACATTCAATAACAGGCAGATATAAAAATCTCATTATTTGACAAAACTACAACAGTTTTATTCATATTACAAGCACATCACCGGAAATAAATTTAAAAGCATTACACGAAAATTGTTATTTTAAATTTCTATGTGACATGGATATCTTGTTTGTATATTATCTCCCTGCGTTAATTTTCATGATTACATTTAAATAAGTTACACCCGATATTGTTATTCTTAAAATAATTAGATTAAGGATGTTTTTGATGAAAAGGATTTTTATTATTGTTCTCTGTTCTTTGCTTCTCACCGGATGTGTTGTAAAAAAGGAAATGACAGCCATCGGAGGAAGTAAAGCAGATGGAACGGTAAAGATGGGATATATCTTCGGAGCATTTGAGATCCCTCAGGTTAATGTATACCAGGCATCTGAATTAGCCGCAAAAAAAATGCTCCGCGTGGGGATATACAGAGGCTGAAGCATTTGGTGGGCAGACACGCCGCTGTACGCAAATGGATAGATGGGGAATTTGTAACAGAACTGAGGTTTCAGTCGAATTTCAATGTATTGGCGGAAAAGCATCCGATAATTAAGATAATATTTTATATAAAATAAATTATCTTATTATTAATTTAAATAGGGGAGTACCACCTCCCTATTTATTTAAACCATAGTAGTCTAATTATTTTGGGTACTATTGTGATCTACTACCGTACACATTTTCATCAAAAAAGCGTATGAGTTTAGATGTTACCCATTATTTTGAGCTTGTTCGTTCTTCACGATAAGGGTCTGAACACAATGAAAGGTCTGTTGTATAGTACCGGCTGTAAAAATTAGTCGGCGGGCATTTTTGATAGCCATTTGAGGTCAGATAAAAACCAGCTCCCCATGATATGGGGAAAGATAAAAATATCCAGCACACAAGTACTATTCCGGTTTTTTTATACGTAAATTCAGGTTTTTTATTTTTATTTATAAAATAAAAAATAGAATTACATATTATATTTAAAAATATAAAAGCAAGAATAACTCCAGATAAACTAAGTATAGAGGCATATGATAATGGTATTATATCGCTTTTATTTTTTATTTTAAATAAAGATTCAAATCCTGCATAAGAAACAAGCAATGACAATATCGTGTATAATAAAAAAACGACGCATAAGAAAAATATTTTCTTATTATTGCTCATTATCTGTTACCTTTCCAATATTGTTCTGAATCAGGTATATTGCTTACTTCTTTCATTTTTTCTATTAATTTTTCACTTATTCCAAATTTATTATCTAATTCATTCAAATAATACGCGACTCCGAAACCGATGACAAACACAGCAACCCCCACAATCAGAGGACTTGCACCAACAGAAAAAAAATGCTGCTGTAGCAATAATTGTACTACCTCCTCCCCATGCCACAAAAGACGCAACACCCAGCTTGGCCACATCCATTGTGATATCACCGACAAAATTATACAGGTCATACTCGTTCTGAAACATAAGTTGAAGTAACCGGAATCCTACTGCTGCAATAAAGGTATAACGCATTCCGTCAATCGTTGCTGCATTCAACCCTTTCTGACCGATCCCCATGCCTATTATTTTACCATTATTCCTCAGGTAATTGGTTGCATTTAAATGATGGCGCAACCCGGCATAACCGCTGAGCTTTATCATCAGAGCACCATTAGCAGCAACGTATTGAGTGGCGGTAATACCAAAATTAAAATTAAACTCCCGTAACAGGTCATAAACCAGAGTGGCTTCACGCAAATTTCCCATATATGAACTTACAAAGGAATAAGCATCCTGAGCATAACTCGGTGTATTTCCTTTCATTTCATCTAATACAACCCTGGCTTCGGATATGTTTAGCAATACAATGACGCGTTCATTATCACGTAACTGTTTTTCCAAACCTATAGCGTCAAAAAAAGTCATGTTGAGGTCGTAATTCATTGATTTTTGCCCGACCACTCAGTACATCTCCCAGATACCCACCCATTGTCGGATCATATTTTTTGTCTTTCATATTGTCCCTTACATGTGCCTGAGGTTTACCGCCTAAGATTAAACTTAATACTTAAAGTAAATTTAATAAAAATATTCCATATTTTTTATAAAAAGGCAATGCATCATTCCACTCATTGTTTCCTATATACCGTTGTCCCCACTAACCAAAGCACTCATTCCGTAACTAAATACTATCCGGCTACCTGCTTCAATAACCAATCAATCTGACGTTCCTCAAGATAACACTGACCGATCAAACTCTCATAATACCCTTTCCAGTTCCGTGACCAGCTTGGTTGTGTTAATTCAGGTACCAGATGTTTAATCGCGGCATACGCCACAGAAGATGGCATCCGTTTATATCCCCGGCCGCTGCAACGCGGGCAATTCCGGAATACCGGCACACCCTGTAATTCAGTTTGTTTTATATCCGGGATTTTACCACGTCCTTTACAGGCGCAGCGGTAAGCTATTTTTCCCTTGCCTTTGCACATCCGGCACGTCTCACCGACCATTTCTTCGCGGATATCTGCTCCTATGACAACCTCTCCGGCGCGGTTGATAATCCCCGGATGTTTCACCACCGGCTTGCAGCAATACACCATCCCTTTTCCCTGACATTCAGTGCATTCCCCGGTACTGCCCGCTGAGCGGGCATAATCCTCAAATGCCATTTTTGCCAGAATCATCATACAGGGAGCCAGTTTATTTCCCGCCGCTTTCACCACCAGTACCGGTGCTGTTTTAAGGGCATACTGTGTCAGGGCTTCAATGGTTTTGATTTTATCAGCCTTGCTGACATCATGTTTCGCCAAAAAGGCATGAAGACCAAACTGCGCATCATCCCCTACCATTGCGAGCATTGCCGCCGTATCCATGCCGGTATGCTTATCCGGTGCAGTCGATTTTATGTCATGACTCAGGCTGACGGATGAAGGCGCAAACGCTTTTAACAGGTATTCTGATTTCATCAGGTAATTCCCCGCGTCTGACGGGAAAATGTTATCTGCCTGACTTCGCCGCCCGTATGGAGAACATCATTAAAATCCCCTTCATCCGGCCAGCGGACACAGACCGTCATCACATCATTTCCTGCCGATAAATTACGCCGGGCGCAGGTGAATGCCGCAGCATGACCGGCAGCACTGTTATCCGTATCAGCAAAAATAATCAGATGCTCAATCCCCCGGGGGGCAACAAATTTGCCCATAAAGCCCGCATTCATGACTGACCATGTATTCACCCCGTAAATCTGTTTGCAGGACAGTGCTGTTTCAATGCCTTCCGCAATACCCAGGGTAGCAGCATCCGGAAACAGTTTGATCGCCACTGAATCCGCATACTCAAGATATGATTTGCTCTGGAGTGCTGTCATGCGCCTTATGACTGAGCTACCGGTGAAAAAAGTCCGGTGCAGATAACACACCCGGTTTTTTCCGTCTGTTGCCAGCGCCCACAGTGACTGACAATGCCGGGTATCCATATCATTACCGGCAGGCGGTTTATCACAAAACCGGACATACTGTTCAGGTAACAGACTGATCCCCCGGAACCGCAGATACGCTTGCGCAGATGTACCCGGTATATCAGACAGATTATTGAACTGGTTGAGAACACGATCCCGTGTACCGGTTGTGGTAATCGCTTCTGTCTGATTAGTTCCCCGGCTATAAACGCGACCAAGCAGTTGATCCACTTCATCCGACAGTTCCCTGAAGCTTTTTTTCCGGCTGCGCTCAAGCAACTGAAAACCGGTTCCGGCACTACACACGCAAATATAGGTTCCGCGCCCGTCTTTATCATCAATGCGAAATTTACCGCGTCTCCCGCACAACGGACATTTTCCTTTGAAATGCTTTTTTCCGGTAACTGGCGGCAAACCATAATGGCTGAATATTTTGTCCCACTGTCCTTGTGCTGCTTCCCTTGTATTCACGCTCAGCTCCCTGCTTTGTGAAATATTGCCCGGCCAGAATAAGACCGTTTCCCTGCCAGTGATCTTTCTTTAAGATCAGTGTTTTTTCCTGGCAGGGCCTGCCCTTACACCCCTTTCAAAGATCACCCCCCAACCCCCCTGGAAAGTTTTCCCCTCTTTCCCGCCGGAAAATTATCCGGCTTCCGGCTGACTACTCCCTGTTAGCTGATATACTCGAAATGTACCTTCGGGAGACATTATGCACACCGGAAGTGTACCAACAAGAAACTTGTTACTAAAAGGTACATATTTTTAGCTATGGATATGAAAACAATTGATCAGATCAGAGCCGATAACACGCGCACTCTCCGTGATGCCATCGGCGGAAATACTGCATTTTCAGCAAGGATAAACCGTGAACCAACACAGGTAAGCCGCCTGATCGGTATCAATCCGACAAAAAGAATCGGAAACACGATAGCGCGGCATATTGAGGAATGTTTTGACCTGGTCACCGGCTGGTTAGATCAGGAACATCCTGAGAAAATTCAATCGAATGATGAATATATAACCCCACTGAATCATCTTAAAATCAGGCATGTCCCGCTGCTGACCCGGCAGCAGGCAGCTACCGCCTCAACGACAAAAAGCACCGCTGCGCACAATAGTCACGGGAAGTACTATGCCTGCCCGGTTCCCTGCGGAAAAAACACCTTTGCACTTGCAGTAACCGGGGATGCAATGGCACCGGATTACACCAGCGGGGAAATTGCGTTTATTGATCCGGATATATCTCCCTCAGAGGGAGATACTGTTCTTGCCTGTTCAGCCGGGAACGGCGAGATTATTTTCCGGCAGTTTATGAATGATGGCTATACCGCGATACTGAAATCCGTTAATCCGGATTGGCCTAATCAATATATTGAAATCACAGATAATATTGAATTATTGGGTACAGTCATAATTTCATTTAAAATTAGAAAAAAATAATCTTAAAATTCAATTAGTAACCCTTTCACTAACATGTAAGGGTTATTTTTGACTTGACGATGTACCAATTGAATACATAATGGCAAAAACGACCCAAAAAGGAACATTTGCATGGATAACTTACGAAATAAAACCAAACAGCTCTGTTCATTGATACTGGCTATTCATGAACTTAAAAGTGCCGGTTTTTCTAATGGTGACCTGAAGATAATGATGGGGCTGACGCTGGATTTAAGTTTTCAGCTACAATTATTAGTTGAGGAAACGATCCCGGCCTCTGATGCAACTTAATCCTTACCCCTGTAATTCAATAGTACGAATTAATTCTACAACATAATTTAATCTTAAATCAATATTAATAAAACGATCTTAATATAATAATTTAATTCCTAATGAATAATAAAAATATCAATAAAGGAGTATTGATATGTTACTTAACACATAATGTATAATACGCTAATCAACACAAACGCAGTTATTTATAATAATTCCACTAAATGAATTTAAATATATACTATTATGAACAATACACAGAAATTAAATATGATGAAAATAATATATAAGAATAATGATTTACTGACACCGGATGAAGTCTGTCATGTCCTCGGCGGGATCACACGGAAAACCCTGGTTTATTGGTGTAACAAGCATCGTCACAAAAAACTACTGGCACCTATTCGTTTTTCTGCCAGGAATGTCCGTTATGAATATCAGAATGTCATAGCATTTAAAGAACAGTGCAGAGCTGTCTATTAGTCAGCGTTTTTTAATGCGCAACAGGGCAACCTGAGCCAGTATGCTTTCCTCATGGGCGTTAAAGGCGATACGTTTTAACGCCATTTCTTCATCCAGTATCTCATCAGAAAAATCATAATGTTCGCCCATTGGGTCATCACTTTTATTAGAGTGATGAAGGCAAAATAAACTTATTTCTTTGGTATCCGAACGGGAATAGCCTTTCCTGCGCATCTGTACAATAATATTACTCTTCATAAACTTCCGGCACATTGTATTAAATGCCCCGGCACTACCTTTAACTGTATTTTCGTGCTTAATACCCTTTACTGCGTCTTCCGGGCTGTATGTTTTTATAATTTTATCCAGTGAACGCTTTGCAAAAGGTACTGACGGATTACGCGGGCTAAGAAAAACGTACTCTTTATTACAGCCGGAGACAGAATCAGACCAGGCTTTTTGTTCAGCCAATATTTTTTTAATTGCCGCAGTCACCGGCAGGCGAAATTCTTTTTGTGTTTTCATTGCCCCGCGCATTCCGGTAATGCCTGCCGGATAAGTAATTTCCGTCATGTCTTTATTGATATATTCCCATTTCAGATTACTGACATTAATCGGGCGCACCCCGGTTAATATCATATAGCGCAGTGCATTTTTCTGATGTGATGAAATACAGGCAGCCAAATTAATCCACAGACCGGCAACAGATTCTATATCCGTATATAACCGGGTAGGCTGTGGTCGCTGAACCCGTGAAGCAACATAATCATCCGGTAATGATGCCGCAATATTTCTGCCACCGGCATAGAGAGGAGAACCATATTTCCAGACGCGGCGTAATTCCGCAAATAATTCCAGTGCATAGCTGTTTGATTTCGTTGCTATCCACTGGTCGAGAATATCCACCAACCGGATATATTTCACATCACAGAAAACTTCACGTCCGCCGAAACTGCCCTCAATCTGTTTAAGACGGCAACAATAGGTGTTGTAACTCGCCGTACTCAGCTTATGACGCTTAACCTTGGCCTCCAGATCAGCCTTATAGCGATTTATCACCCCTATCACTGACTCAGCCGTCAGTCCTTCTTTCGCCGTTTCCTGTGCCTTCTCACGCGCAATATCTAACGACAACTCCGGCCACTGACCCAATTTACGGCCTTTTAGCTGCATCCCTTTTGGAAACTCCGCATAAATGGTAACCTTACCGCCTTTACTGAAATCAAATCGTAAAAAGTTATCCATTTCATACTTCGTTCTGCGGGATTTTTTGAGATAATTTAAGATAGTGACAGCAGCAGTAACACAAACTTTCATATCCCGGCTTGTATAGGGGGGTTTACTGGCTTCCCAGCGTGATAACGCGGTTATATAATCAACCTTTCCGGCGTCTGCGGGGTCATTCGTAACACAAAGTTCCATAAAACTCCTTATTTTGCAGTGACTTATAGCACGGTTCACAAACTAGGGTATTTTAGGGCAGGAGTAAAGGCTTGTGTTGCTATTTTGTGTTACTGAGCCGGTAAATACAATGTTTTGATACTGGTTATATTTACACGTAAGGGTTAGATAGTAACGTATAAGTGCAAGATATAAGTTACTGAATTTTAAATAATTTATATGGTGATAGCGACTATGGCGTTACTGATTACTGAGCGTTGCATCAATTGTGATATGTGTGAACCTGAGTGCCCTAATGAAGCCATTTCAATGGGGGATTCTATCTATGAAATTAACCCTGACTTATGCACTGAGTGTGTCGGGCATTATGATAAGCCGACCTGTCAGTCTGTTTGCCCGATAACGAATACTATTATTATTGACCCTGTGCATACAGAGACTCAGGAAATGCTGTGGGATAAATTTGTGCTGATACATCACGCAGATAAAATCTGA